ACCCCGTCGAGCTTGCCGCCGAAGCTCAGCCGCTGGAGGTAGAGGAACCGCGCGGCCCGCTCGAGGTCGGTGAGCGTGGCGGGGTCGGTCGCGCGGAGCCGATCGAACTCGCGCCGGCTGCAGATCTGGAAGCGCATGATCTCGAGGAGCTGTGGGTAATGCCGCTGCAGGATCCGGAAGAGGTTGATGATCTCGCCGTTGCGGTCGTTCATCACCTCGAGGCGCGGCCGGAACCTGCGGCGGAGGAAGATCCCGCCCATGCCGACGAAGGGCTCGACATAGGCGCGGTGGGGGATGGCCTCGATCCGCTCGAGGATGAGCGGGTGGAGACGTTTCTTGCCGCCGAGCCACGGGGCGACCGGGGCGGCGGGAGGTACTTGTTTCATTTGGTGATTCTGCCTCACAAGGCGCCTGCCCTCGCGAGGGGTGGCAGGCAGTCTGAAAGGCATCGGACAGGCTGGCGCGGTCTTGGGTGAGACTTTGGCCGCGTGGTTCGGGCTGTTGACGCAGCCCGGCCCCTGCCAGAGGGGCGCTGCGGACGCCCCGAGGAAGGGCGCGCCGGATCGGATGATTTATGATCGGGAAGGGGCATCAGGGCGGCCGAGGTGCGCTCCCGGCGCGAGCTTCAGGGTGAGGTTGTGCCCCGCGGTGTGTTCCCCTAAAGTTCCCTCTCGTGGCAGGGAGGTTTCATGTCGGCATCTGCAAGAAGCTCCTCCGAGGACCGCATCCCCCTTGCCGTCACGTCGATCATTCTGACGGTTCTTGCGCTGTCGCTCGGGGATGCGCTGGTCAAGATGACCAGCGGCAGCTTCGTCATCTGGCAGATCTTCGTGGTTCGGTCGCTGATCCTGCTCCCGATCCTGATGGGTGTGGCCCTGTCGCTCGGCTGCCTGCGCGTGCCGCAGGCAGGGATATGGATCGCGGTGCGGAGCCTCATGCTGATCGCGATGTGGATCTGCTACTACTTGGCGCTGCCGAACCTGTCCCTGTCGGCCGCAGCGGCGGCCTACTACACGCTGCCCATCTTCATCACCCTGTTCTCCGCGGTGTTCGTTGGCGACAGCATCACGGTGAAGGGCTGGGCCGCAGTTGTGCTGGGGTTCGTCGGCGTCCTGTTCATCCTTCGCCCGAGCGCGGGAGACTTCAATCTCTACGCGCTTCTGCCGTTGCTGGCGGCGATGCTCTACGCCGGGGCCATGATCCTGACGCGGACGCGTTGCCAGTCCGAGCATCCGATCGTCCTGTCGCTGGCGCTGAACCTCGGCTTCATCGTCGCCGGCGGCATTGCCGCCTGCCTGATCTGGCAGCTGCCGGCAGACATGAGGCAGGGTTTCCTGCTGTCGGAATGGACGGCCATGGGGTGGAGCGAATGGGTGTCGATGGGGCTTCTGGCGGCCTCCATCCTGATCGGCAGCATCGGGGCGGCCATCGCCTACCAGAATGGCCCGCCAGCCATGATCGGCGCCTTCGACTTCGCATATGTCGGCTTTGCCGTCCTCTGGGGCATCGTGTTCTTCAACGAAACTCCAGATATGATCGCGTCCATTGGCATGATCATGATCGTGGGCGGCGGGATCCTGTCCCTCCGCCAGTGAGCGGCAGCCTCGCTCGCCGCTTCCATATGGGGTGTGAGTGTAGGTGGCTCCCGCCGGTGCTGCTCCCGTTCTACCCCGCACTCCGCCCCCGCCAGAGCCGCTCCAGCATCGCCGTGGTGCCCCTTGGCCCGAGATAGGCCAGCATCGCCACGAGCCCCATCGCCGCCCGGCCGTCGAGGGCGAGGTACGAGCTCAGGGCCTCGCCGACGAAGGCCATGACGACGAGGGCGGGGATCTCCCAGAGGAGCTCGCGGCCGAAGAAGGCGCGGCGGCGGGCGCGGACCTCGCCCGTGTGATACATGAGCCGGCCCATGGCGGCCGCGATCAGCGTGGCGATGGCCCCGCCCCAGAGCGCCGTGATGGTGTCGATCAGTCCCTTTTCCGGCATCGCGCCGCTCCTGTTGTGCGCGCCATGCGCGGGTCTCGACCCGGCCGGGAGCGGCCGGGTCCTGTCATGATGATCGGGAGGGTGCCTCAGCCGGCCGGCGGTTCGGACCCGGCAATCCGGCGGGGGAGCCCGGCCCTTCGGCAGTTCGCCCATTGGCTGGCGGCAGGCGGCCCGGGCGGCGCGGTCGGCCGGCGCGTCAGCGACGGGCGTTGAACCGGACCGGGCTCAGCGCGTCACCTCTGCGGCGTCGACGAACAGCCGGTCGGTCTCCTCCGGCGAGAGGCCGAGGAGGAAGGCCAGCGTGTCCATCGTCTCAGACCCCCGGACGAGCACCGTCGCGCCGCGGATCGCGGCCCGCATCGCCCACGGATAGGCCGCGTCCTCCGCGATGGCCATAGCCTCGGCCCACTTCTCCTCGCCGATCACGATCATGGCCTGCAGCAGGCTGATCTCGGCCGGGATCAGGTCGCGCTGCGCCTTGATGTCCGCGGCCTTCATGAGCCTGCTGTAATCGATGGTCGCGTTCGTCATTGCTGCTCTTTTCCTTGCCATGGATCAGTCCTCTGCGGACGGCGGGAGGTAGGGCGGGATCGGGATGTCCTGATCCTCGACCTCGAGGGTGCCGGGGGTCGGCAGCGGAACATCCCCGTAATAGCCGTGCGGGAAGACTGCCTCGAACTCGAGGACGCCGTTCACGCGGGTGACGTTGCTCGTGACCCAGGTGTTGTCCATCGCGTCCCAGGGCAGCACGTCGCCCTCCTCGACGCCGCTGAAGTCGTAGACCATGTCATTGCAGGTGAGCGTGTCCCCCTGCACGCGGAAGACGGTCAGCTCATACATCCGCCGAAGCGGGACCATGCGAATGCGCATCATGGCGGGTTACCTCCAGCGGCCGGTGACGAGAAGATCGACGGTCTGCGTGGCGCCGTAGGACGTCGGCGACAGCAGCATGTAGGCGGCGACGTTCGAGGCCCCCGGCCGGCCCAAGAGCGAGATCACCGAGCCGCCCCGGCAGCCGCCCGTCACGCAATGCCCGTTCAGGGCCCCGCTCACGAACTCGACCGGAAGCGTCACCGTCTGCCATTCGGTGCGATAGAGCGACCCCTGCGGCGTGGTCGGACCCGGAACGCCGGTCTGGACCAGGCGGCAGAGCTGTGTCCCATCCGCAAAGCGGACATATTCGGCGCCGGCCGTCTCGCCCTTTTCGATGATGCCCCCGCGCGGAAAGCCGGAGGCCCAGCTGACGGCGCCCACGATGTTGCGCTGGTCGTAGGTCAGGAACCAGTCGCCCCAGGTCGTATCCTTGTGCCGGCACCATCGCCCGGTATCGCTGGCCGTCTGCGGATAGGCGATCTGCACCGCGCGCGTCGCGCCGTGCTGGATATGGTGCAGGGTGCCGACGCTCATGCCGGCGGGACGGTTCAGCGTGGCGCCCGTGACCTGATAGAAGCCGGTCGTCCCGATCTGGTCCGCATCGTTGCCCGGGATCGGGCGCGCCGTCCCGCCGAGACCGTAGTCGCCGACCTTCAGGAGGCGCCCGGGCGTGGTGTCGAGATCGGTCTGGGTCACGGCCGTGCCGGAGAGAAGCCCCTGCAGCTGCATGCCCGACGGCGTGAACCGCGCCCGCTCCGTCCCCTGGCAGGTGACGCCGATCTCGTTCTCGGCCGCGAGAAAGAAGCCCGTGTTCGAGCCGACCTCGCCGTTGAAGGTGAGGCCGGGGAAGGTCTGCGTCCCGTCCGGAACGCTGAAAGGAACCAGCGCCGCCGCGCGGCCGGAGCCGACCCGGAACCGCTCCTCCCCGCCGGCCGCGATCCCGAGGAGGTCCGCCGCGGCCCGGAAGATCCCGGTGTCGAGATCGCCCGCGAAGGTGAGGCTCGGGGTTGCAGCCGCCCCGACGGGCAGCACGGCAGGGAGGGTGGACTGGAAGTGAGTGGTGGAGAAGAAGCCGCGGGTCGCGCCGCCGGTGACGAAGTGCAGGACGTCCGCCCCGTCGCTGCGGATCCCGGTGTTCGGATCGGTCTCGAACGAGATCCCCGGCGCCGCGGCCGTGCCGAGCGGCGCCCGGAGCGGCACGGTCGAAGTGAGCGCGAGGGCCGAGACCGTGAGCCGGAGGGCGCCGCCGGCCGCCACCCCCAGCGTGTTGCTGCCCTGCCGGAAGAGCCCGGTGTCGGGATCGCCCTTCCAGAAGAGGCCCGGGGCGGCCGCGGTGCCGTCCCCGAAGCCCGCGCCGGTCAGATAGGGCAGCAGCGCGTTCAGCTCGGCCACGAAGGCCGGGAACCAGCCGAGGAAGGCATCGGCATCGTCGTTGAAGGTGCCGGGGTTGCCGCTGTTCGGCGGCGTCGGCGGGGGAGAGAAGAAGTCCATGGCAGGTTCCTTGCGTCAGGCGAGGCTCTCGACCTCGGCGCGGCCGTCGCAGATGGCATGGCCGAGGGTCAGGTCGTAATCGCGGAGGATGCCGGCGACGGTGGTGCCCCAGAGGTCGACCCCTTCGCCGGCGTAGAAGACGGCGAGCCGGCTCGAGACCCGCTCCATGATCGACTGGACGCGCGCTGCGCCCTCGAGCGGGACCTGGAACGCGAGCGAGACGGTGCGGGTGACCGGGCGCGGCACGATATAGAGCCCGCCCCATTCGTCGCGCTGCTTCACGGAATAGTCGACGAGGCCGAGGCCGGTGCCCGCCACCGTGGTGCCGACCGGCGTGTCGCGGCCCATGACGATCTCGCCCACGCGGGTGACGGCACCCCCCGTCACCGTGATGTCGAGCGTGGCGCCTGCGGGAAGCGGGGCCGCCACGATCACGTTCGGGGTGAAGGCGAACTCGGTGAAGACATATTCCCAGAAGGTGCCCACCGGGTCGCGCGCCACGAGATCCACCGTCCGGTCGTGGATCGTGGCGCCTGCGGGCGTGGTGACCTTCACCCGGACGGAGGCCGCATCGAGGTTGAAGAAGGCGATGCGGTTCAGCGTGCGCGGCAGCCGGATCGAATAGGCGATGGTAGGGCCGCCGACCGTCTGGCCGCCGATCCGCTCGTCGAAGGCGCGCCAGCGGTTGGTGGCCCCGATCCGGAGCCACCAGCTGCCGAGCGTATCGCCCGCCGGATCGTGACCCTGGTTGCCGTCGGCCACGCTCTCCCAGACGCCGTGATCGGCCACCACGCGCGCGCCCCGGGCATAGGTCTGGCCGGCCCCCCAGGCGGGATGATCGTCCTCGGGGATGTTGCTCGAAAGAAGCGCCGCCGGCGTGACCGGCGTCGGCAGGATGATCCGCATCAGACGGCCTCCGTCGGGTCGATCCGCACGCCCACCGTGCCGATCCGGCGCAGGTCCTTCGCGGTGGCGGTGGAGGCCTCGGCCCCCTTGCGGGCCCAGACCTTCATCTCGGCGAGCTCGCGCGCGATCTGGGCATTCTCGGCCCGCAGCGCCACGAGTTCGGCCTGCAGATCGCGCACGGCGCCTGCCACCTCGGAGGCGCCCATGGCGGCGCCGCCGAGAATGTCGGCGGTCCGCCCCGCACTGTGGATGCGGCTCGGGCCGGTGGCCTCCAGCTCGGGCCCGAGCTCGCCCACGAGGCGCAGGCCGCCCGCATGGAGCCCACCCGCGGCGAAGCCGGGGATGTCGAGACCGATGGCCGACCAGTCGAACACCTCCGGCCTGAAGGGCCGCAGGCCCGCGAGGATCGCCTCGCGGCCGTGGTTGCGGTAATGAATGGTCGGATCGTAGCCGTACTCGTCGGCCGCCACGTCCGGATAGAGCCGCAGGTAATCGGCGGTATCGAGCGGGATCCGGCCCTGCCGCTGCTGGAAGAGGCCCCAGAGATAGTCCTTCAGGCTCCCCGGCAGCCGGCGGATCGTCTCGATCCCGTCGAGCGGGGAGAAGCCCTCGATGGCCCGCATCACCTGCCCGATGGTCTTGCCGTCGGTCGAGATCCCGGCCTTGGCGGCCATCGCCATGATCTGCTTGTCGGTGGCAAGGATGTCACCTGCCGCGTTGCTCGCGAGGCCCCCGGCATAGGCCGAGAGCGCCGCTCCCTGTCCCCTCTTCGTCGCGGCGGCCGTCTCTGCCCGCACGGCGGCCGCCAGATCGCCGAGCGCGGTGCGCAGCGCCGTCATCGGCGCCGTGATCGCCCCCCGCGTCGTGCTCTCGAACCAGGTCGAGAAGCCGGTCGAGGGGTCGAAGGCGAAGCTCCCGCCGAGGGTGATCCTGCCGCCCTGGGCGCCGAGGGCCGTGAGCAGTTCCGCCATGCCGAGATCGGAGGCGGGCCGGTCCATCACCAGCGCGAGCCGGCGCACCGACTGCGCCACGCGGACGGCGGCGAGGGCGCGCAGATCGTCCGGCAGCGCGTCGGTCTTCGCCAGATAGCGGATCCGCGCGAGGTGGTCGGAGGAGGCCTTCGCCGCGATCCAGACCAGATCCGGCGTGAGATCCATCCGCCGCAGCACCATGTCGAGCGAGACCTCGACCCCGCTCGTCGCATTCCGGAGGATGCGGCGCAGGTCGGCCGGGATCTCGGCCGTCGCCATCAGCCCCACGGTCACATCGATCCGCTCGCGCAGCGCCGCGTAGGAGATCTCCTTCGCCGCGGCGATGGCGCCTTCGAGGCTGCCCAGCTGGCCGTTCAGCGCGTCGATCCGGGCGGGGTCGAGGATACCGCCCTGGCCCAGATAGTCCCGCACCTCGGTCAGGAGATCGACCTGCTCCTGATAGAGCGTGGCCAGCACATCCTCCTTCGCCCCCTCGAGGCCAGTCACGCCCTGCAGGAGCTGCAGGTCGGAGAGCACCTGCGCCTGCGCCCGCGCCACATCCACCGCCGACCTCGCCTGCCCGCGCACCGCGTCGATATAGGCCGAGGCCGCGCCGGAGACGGCTTTGGCGGCGTCCTGATCCCCCGCCATCGCGCTTGCCAGCATCGTCTGGTAGCGCGCCTGCGACTGGGCCGCGGCCACCGCGGGGCCGATCAGCTCGGAGGCCGCCGAGCGCAGGTCGCCGATATAATCGCGCAGGGACAGCGTAACCTGATACCAGCCCTTCGCAGCCGCGGCCGCAGCACTCTGGGCCTTCCCGGCCTCGGCGATCATGCCGTCGAGATCCGTGGTGATCGTGCCGACGAGCCCCGCCAGCCCGGCCGAGAGACCGGCCACGCTCGGCAGGATCTGATCCATCACGCCCGCCATGCCGACGAGGGCCGCGTAAAGCTCCCGGCCCCGCTCGGTGGTGAGATCCTGCGCCTCGACCAGCCGGCGGTATTCGGCGCGGGTCTCGGGCAGTGCGATGCCCATCTCGGCCAGCGCCTCGGTCGCCTGCCGGGTCGCGGTCTCCATCCGCTCGGCCTCGCTATGGAAGGCCTGGTAATAGGAGGAGGTGGCGGAGACGAGCCCGTCGAGCCCGCCGAAGAGCGCGGCCAGATCCGAGGCCATGCCGGCGGTCACCATGTCCACCGCCCGGAAGCTATGGCCCAGCGTGTCCATGACGCCGTTGACCCCGGACATGGCTGCGCTCAGCCGCTGCAGCGCCTCGACGAAGCTCTCGCCCTCCTTGACCAGAGCGGCGAGCTCGGGGCGGGTCGAGACGAGCGTGTTGCCCGCGATCAGCTCGGCCAGATCGCCCTGCTGCTTGCGCCCGAAGAAGGCGGAGAGCAGCCGGTCGCCGATGGACCCCTTGAGCCCGGTCACCACCGCCTCGGACGTCCCCTCGGCGATCCGCTTCTCGAGATCCCGGATCGCCTGGTCGTTCCGGCCCACATAGCCGAAGGCGCGGGCCGCGAAGGTGTCGCCGAGCTCGGTGAGCTTCTCCTGCAGCTTCGCGCCGATCTCGTCGTCGGACAGCCCCTTGGTCGAGAACTTCACCGAGGCTGCGAAACCCTTGAAGGCCTCGGCGCCGATGCCGAGCGTGTCCGCGACATCCATCACGGAGGCCTGCATCTGGCTCACGGCCTTGAGGATGGGGCTCGCCACCTCGCCGTCTGCCAGGCCATAGCTCGTGCGCCGCGACTTCGAGAGCCCGCCGAACCGGGACTTCTCCACCTTCCGGTAGCTCTCGACCATGGCGTCGAGCTCGCGCACCGTGACGCGGAGCCCGGCATCGAGCAGCTTCGTCTTCGAGCCGAAGAAGGAGAAAGCCGCCGCGACGGCGGCGATGGGCCCGAGGATCGCGCCCGCCGCCTGCGCGAAGCCTGCGAGACCGCTCGTGGCGAAGTTCAGGGAGCTGCCGATATAGGCCAGGCCGCCGGACAGACCGCCCGTTGCAAAGTTCGAGAGCGCGCCCCAGGCGCCGGTGCCGAAGGCGGAAAGCGCGCCGCCGATGCCGCCGAGCACCGCATTGATCCCGCTCGCGATGCCGCCGAGCGCACTGAGCGTGCCCATGCCGCCGGCGCCCGCGACGGCAGCCCCGGCAGCGCCTGCGGCCGCGCCCGAGACCCCGAGGCCGAGCGACAGCGTGATCCGGTTCGTCATGAACATGCCGATGATCTGTCGCAGCGTGTTCTTGGCAATGTCGAGGAGGCCGTCGAAGCCGCCGCGGAAGCCGTCGAGCATCCAGTCGACCGCACTGCCGACGGCGCTGCGGAACTCCTCGAACACGGGGTTGTTCTCGCCCATCTCGGCCGCGATCTCTGCCAGAGCCCGCCGATACTGGTCGGCCGAGATCCGGCCGGCATCGAGGAGCTTCTTCAGCTCGGCCTGTTTCCGGCGATACTTCTCCATCGGGTCGATCATCTCGAGGTATTTCCGGGCATTCTTGTCCAGCGCCTTCGCCTCGGCCGCAGCCGCCTTCGCGCCCCCGTTGGCGGCCTTCTCGGCTTCCGAGCGGGCCTTCTGCATCGTCCGCAGCTCCTCTTCCCGGACGGCGAGGATCTCCTGCGAGGCGAAGACCTGTGACGCGAGAGACTCTGCGCGGTCCGCATCCATGCCCGCCGCCATCTTCGCCGCCACATAGGCCTGCCGATCCAGATCGATGGCTGCGCGCTTGCCCGCGATCACCTCGTCCTGGCCGGCGCGGATCGCGGCCATCTGCGCGTCGACGATCGAGATCTGGCGCGAGGCCTCCGCCGCGGCGCTGCTGGCCGCGGAGCCGAGGTTCGCCGCCAGCCGCGCCGCTTCCGATGCCGCAGAAGTAATGCTGCCGGTCAGGCCGTTCATGGTCCCGAGCAACTGGAGTGCCGCGACATTGCCCTCCGCCGCGAGGCGCGCGAGGGTCTGGAACTCGGGCGGAATGGCTTCCACTGCGCCGAACACGTCGACCATCGTCCGATGAAGCTCGCCCGCGCGCTTTGCCGCCTCCTCGGGGCCGGAGGAGGCTCCCACCGCGTGAATGGCTTCCGCGAGGCGCTTCCCCTCCTCCGCGGTCAGCCCGAACTGGGTGCGGAGGTTGGCGGCGGCCTGCGCACCCACGCGGCCCGTGGCATCCAGCTGCGATATGAGGCGGCCGAAGGAGGAGGGAATGGCATCCCCGATGCCCTCCATGGCCTTGCGAAGATCCTGAACAGCGGTGAGCTGCGCGAGGCTCTGCAGAGCGGAATAGGCCTCCCGCGCGCTCGCGGCGTTGGCGCCGAACTCGGCGGTGAGTTCCATGGCCGACTTGTGGGCGCGTCCCGAGGCGCTCTTGTAGCCGTCCACCGACTTCGTCAGATCGTCGATCTTTTCCTTCAGTCCCGCGGTCCCGGCGGCCATGCGCTGGAACACGGGCACCAGAGCGGCGCCGATCGCGAGGATCGTCCCGAGGCCCGCCCCGATCAGGGCCAGCTTCCCGGAGAAGCCGAAGGCGCCCAGAAGCTGGGGCGCCTGCTGGGTGAAGGCGATCATCGCCGACTGACCCGAGGCGACCTGCACCGCGAAGTCCTGCACCTGGAACGAGGCGTTGGTGATCGCGGGCGTGAACCGGCCGATGCCCCGGGTGGCCGCCGCCGTCGCGCGGTCCGCCGAGATCATCTGGGCGTCGAGCAGCTTGAGCGTCCGCGCGCGTTCCTGATCGCCGATGACCCCCGCCGCCTGCGCCGCATTCAGCGTCTCGAGCGCCTGCTCGTACCGCTTCGAGGCCGCATAGAGCGGATCGACCTGCGCCCGGAGCGAGGTATAGCCGCGGGCGGCCGCGTCCGCCGCGGCAGATGTCTCCCGCTGCGCCCGTGCCGTCCGCTCGGCCGCCGTCTCCACCCCCATGTACTTCGTCGCCGCCTGCTCGAGGACGAGGTTCGCCGCGCGCTGGCTGGCAGCACCGCTCTCCACCATGCCTGCGAGCTCGCGCTGGATGGCGGCATAGCGTTGCGTTGCGGCAAAGGTCGGATCGATCGAGGCCCGCAGCTCCTCGAAGCTCCGGGCGCCGCCCATGGCGGAGGCCTTCGCAACCTCGAACGCTCGGGCCATGGCGTCGGACATCTGCTTTGCGGTCCGGCCGGCGGACTGGGCGCGGTTCTCGAACTGCGAGACGTCGAGGCCGAGGGTGGCGCGCATCGCGCCCATGTTCGATGCTGACATTGGGAAAGCCGTTTCTTTCCTGCATTGCAGGATTTTGAGGAGCTTGCGTTTGGAGCACCCCCCGCGGAGGGTGCGAACGTCGATCTGCCCTGAGGAGCCTGAAATGCCCGTCTGCAAAACATGCGGCCACAAGACCGGATTCCTTGATATCGTTGACGGCCAATGTCGGAGGTGCCGACAGGAATCCCTTGAGGACGGTCAGAGGGCCTCGGCCCAGGAAGCCGCGGCCCGCAAAAAGCAAAGGGACGCGATTATCGTGACGACCGAGACGGCGCCAAATTTGCCGGTGAACCAGAGGCTAGGTATCGTCTCGTCAGAGCGGGTATTCGGGCTCAACGCCTTCAAGGACATGTTTGTCGCTGTCCGCGACCTCGCCGGCGGAAAGAGCGTCACCTTGGAGAAGGCCTTTCAAGACGCCCGCAGAGATGCACTCGAAGATATCAAAACCAGAGCCTCAGAGCTTGGGGCAGACGCGGTTATAGCGATCTCATTCACGCATTCTCAAATCGCGGCTGGCGCAATTCACAGTTCGATGGTGATGGTCGTCGCGACCGGAACCGCGGTCACGCTGGCGCCTGGGCCAGCCGCATCTGCGCCCTGATCGCCTGAGCCAGCTCGCGCTTCCGGGCGGCCTCTCCGCCGGAGAAGGTCGGCGCCACGCCGTTCTTCTTCCGGCCCTCGATCTGGCCTGCGACATAGGCCGCCGACATGGCGCGGAGTTGGCGCGCTTCCCATGGCTCGAGGTCGAGGCCTGCCGCGCGGCTGTAGGCTTCGATCTCGGCCCAGGAATGCGGGGCGAGCCCGCCCATCGGATCGGTCGCGCACCAGCCGAGACCGTCCTCGCCGGTGAGGCAGGCGATCAGATACTTTCCGGCCTCGATCTCGGGCAGGCCGAGCGGCCGCCGGGCCGCCCGCAGATCCTCCAGCCGGGTCCGCCTCGCCTTCTCCGGCGTGGCATGCAGGAAGCCGGTCTGACGCGCATAGAGCGTCAGTCGGGCGAGCCGTTTCCCAGATAGTTCGCGCGGCTGGTGGCGAAGGCCATGACCTGCTCGACGAAGCTCTTCTCGCCGTCGCGCCCGGTGATCAGGTTGAGGTTCAGGAACCATTCGGCGTCGGCCGGGCCGGCGGGCGTCGCGCCGCGATTCACGTTCCGGAAGCCCGCAACCAGCGGCTTTGCGGCGGCGACGAGGTTCGCATGGACCTCCTCCATGGTCTGGCGCTCGTCGTCCCGGTCGTTCCTGAGGCGTGCCTTCTGCGCGGCGCGGATCGCGGCCTGGGCAGCACGGCTCTCGGAGCCGAGCACCAGCACCTCGCAGGGTTTCTCTTCACCCTCGTCGGCGAAGAGGAGCCGGCCCGTGGCCGGGTGGCGGAGATGCAGCGGGCGGGCGGTTTCTGCCGCGGTGCGGCTGTCGAGCTGGGTGAAGTCCATGTCCATGATCCTTGGGGTTCGGGTTCAGGGGGTGGCCGCCGCCGATGAACCGGGTCGGCCGCGGCCGGTCCCGCCCGTCGCCGGGCGGGATCCGGGGGGAGGCTCAGGCCTCCTCGACCGAGGTGAGCTCGGTCTCGATCTCCACGGTGACCGATCCCGAGACGACGCCGTTGGCGGGCGCGCTCTTGGTGAAGCCGAAGACCTTGCCCTGGAAGTAATCGGCCGCCCCCTCGGTCGAGAGCGGGTCGATCTTCGGGAAGGCGATCTTGAAGGCGATGCGGTTGCGGTTCTTCCGGGCGGCCTCGAGGATGGCCTGGCCCGCGTCGGTGCTGTTGAAGGCGAGCGGGATCTGCATCGAGCCGTAGTTCACCGCGCCGTGGTATTTCTGGGTGATGCCGGTCGCGAGCGGCGTGTGGTTCACCACCTCGGCCGAGCCGCCGTATTCGGGCACTTCGGTGACCTCGCCCACCGCGGTCCAGGTGAGCGCCCCATAGGCCGTATCGGTGGGGGCGGCGGGCAGTGCTGTCGAGGCATAGATCAGCGTGCCGATGCCCGGAGTGACGGTATCGTTCATGGTGTTGCCCTTTCGGCAGGGGGCCGCGGCCCGCGGTGCGGGGTGCGCGAGGCCCGGTTGCAATGGATCGCCCGCTGTTCGGCCGAGGCCAGCCCGCGGGCCGGGGCAGGATCAGGGCGCGGGCCGCGGGACGGGCCGGCGCCAGACGATGCGGAAGCTCGAGATCAGCGTGCCCACGGCCTGCTCGCCTTCGGTGTTGAGCGTGACCGTCACCTCCTCGGGCAGGCAGACGATGGCCGCCTGCTGGAACGCCCGGCAGATGGCGCCCTCGACGGCATCGGCATCCGCGTCGAGGAGATCCTCGAGATCGTCGCTGCCGAGCCGCTTCACGCCCACCTGCAGGACGGTCGCGCGCTCGAAGTTGGAGAGCGTGGCCTGCGTCGCCCGCTCGACCGGCGTCACCACCATCAGGAGCGGCAAGCGGCCCGCATCGGGGCGCGCCTCCCAGGCGGAGATCTGCGAGAAGCTGCCCATGCGCGGATCGGCGGCCAGCGCCGCGCGGGCGATCTGACGGAAGCGGATGCGCCCGGTCATGGCGCCACCTTCCGCAGGGTGCAGCGCGTGAGCGCATCGGCCGCCGGGGCCGCGGACGGCCAGATCTCGTCCACCTCATAGATCCGGCCGTCCGCCAGCTGGATCCGGTCCCGCCGCGCAAGCTCGGGGACCAGATCGCGGCGCACGCGCCAGGTCGGCGCCATCACGAGCACGATCCGGCCCTCTGGATCTTCCGCCTCGACCTGCTCCTCGCGGAAGATCGAGGGCACGTCGCGCGCGGGCCCGCCCTGCGGCAGGTAGCTCGCGGGCGCGCCGAAGAGGGAGGTCAGGGTCGCGCCCATGCCCTCGAAGAGGACGGACATGGCGGCCGCCTCAGTTCGAGGTCAGGATCCGCACCGCGAGACGCGGGCGCTTGTTGACCGGCAGGATGTTGGCCTCGGTCATGAGATCGATCCAGCGGCCCTTCGGATCGAGGAGCTGGCGGGCATAGATCGGCTGGCCGATCGTGTTGACCGCTTCCAGAAGATCGGCCGGGGCGCCGTAGGTGCGGAACGTGTCCATCGTGCCGAGCGGGAAGGCGGTGCCCTCCTGTGCCGGCACCAGCCGCTCGGAGGCCCCGCCCGCGAGCGTGACCGAGCCCACATATTCCTCGAAGAGGAGGCCCGCGAAGGGAAAGCTCCGCCGCACGTCCTGCCGCAGCGGCTGCGCCCCGCTCGAGGCATAGTATTTGTAGGCCTCCTCGACCTTCGGATGGCCGATCAGCCTGTCGAAGAACTCGGGGCTCACGAGGGCGGTGACGCCGGTCATGGACTCGCCCTTGAGCTCCTCCTCGACCGCCCGCAGCACCTCGCGGCACTTGGCCTGGACGTTCGTCCCGGCGGTTCCGAGGAGGAAGTCCACCGAGATCTGCACCAGCCCGAACTCGGCGAAGTAATCGTAGAGCGTGAGACCGGCCCCGTCCTTCACCACGCCCCGGAGCGCGTTCATCTCCATATATTCGCGCGTCGCCGCGTGCTTGCGGCGCATGAGCGCGAGCTTGCGCGTCATGACCTCGGCCAGGGGATCGGCCTGCCCGGTCGACCCCAGCGCGGGCTGGCCCTGGACATCGGCCGCGGTGATCACGTCGTCATGCGGAATGTGGGGCAGCGCGAAGGAGCGCATCGAGCGGCGCTCGCGGCCGCCCACCGTCGCGGGCCCGCCCCAGGGCTGGGACGGCAGCAGCGAGAGCACGCCCTCGGCCTGCTCGATGATCACGCTGCGCTGGGTCACGCCCTCGAACTGGAAGAGGCCCATCTGGCCGAGGCGGGTGTAGAGGTTCGGCAGGATGTTGATGGCCTGGGTCATCTCGGCCAGCGAATAGCCGCCGGCGTCGAACGGATTGCGGGTGATCGTCATGATCGGGCTCCTTCAGGAACGGGGATCGGCGCCGGGCGGGTCGCCGGGAGAATGGATGGGACGGGATGGCGGGGGCTCAGGCCGTTTCGCGCACGACGAGGCCGAGATCGGTGAGCTCGGCGATCCGGCCGGCCCGCTGGCTCTCGTCCCCGAGGCTCGGGTCGAAGACCAGCTCCGCGCGGGAGAGGATCGCGGGGCCACGGCGGAGGACGGTGCCGCGGCGTTCGCCGTCCGTCGTGTCGACCGGCTCGAGAAGGACGGCCGCGGCCGCGGTCTCGCCGGTCTCCGCCTCATCGGCGGCGAAGGCGAACCGGCCGGCATCGGGGCCGGTGGCGACGAGGCCCAGGACGGCGCCGAGTGGATAGGCGGCGCCGGCCCGCAGCGTGACCGTCTCGCGGGTGAAGTTCGGCTCGAGCTCGTACTTCAGGAGATCGCCGAGGCTCGGCGGCTTGATCAGGGGTGCCATGGTCGGGGGTCCTTTCGGGGGTGAGGGCGTGCGGAAGCGCCCGCGGTCCATGGGGATGCGGGGGCTTCGGAGCGGTGCGGGAGGAAGAGGATGCGCGCGCGGGGAGCGGGTCCGCCCCCCGTCTCGCAGGCCGCCGGGTCAGGCCCGGCGGCTGGCGGCCTGTGCTTCGGCGGTCCGGCGCGCGGCGGCGACGAGCGGGCTTTCCTTCGGCCCGGCGGCAGCAGTCGGGGCATGGGCCACGAGGTCGGCCCCGTCGCCCCGGGCCGCCAGCCCGTCGAGCACCGTGCGGCGCAGGGCTGCGGCCGAGAGGCCGCGGCGCATCGCGTCGGCCACATCGACAGTCAGGCCGAGCCGGGCCGCCTGCTGGCCGATCTCGATCAGCTCGGCGGCCTCGGCCACGGCGACATTCGCGACAGGTGCGGCGCCGCCGGATCCTTCCGCGGCCTCCATCGGGGGCGCGCTGCCCTCTGCGGCCGTACCTCGCGCGGTGCCGGTCGTGGTCTCATCGGTCATGGTCGGGGTCTCCTTGGCTGCGGCCGGCGCGCCGGCCCGGGGGGATGTAAGGTGCGGATGGGACAGGTCCGCGCGGAAGGCGGCGAAGGCGCTCCGGAGATCGGAGACCTCGTCGGCGAGCCCCGCGGCCACCGCGGCGGCGCCGTCGAGCACCTGCGCCTCGGTGGCGAGCGCCTGCTGTCGGGTGAGCCGCGCGCCGCGGCCCGCCGCGACCGTCTCGGCGAAGAGCGCGCGCGAGGCCTCGACGCGGGCCTGCAGGTCGGCGCGCACCCCCTCGGGCAGGGCCTCGTAGGGATTGCCGTCGACCTTGTGTCGCCCGGCATGGATCAGCGTGACCGCGACGCCGCGGTCGGCCATGGCCTGCGAGAAGTCGGCATGCACGAGAAGCACGCCGATGCTGCCCACGGCGCCGGTGCGCGGCAGCACGATCCGCTCGGCCTGGCTTGCGATCGCATAGGCCGCCGAAAGCGCCGCTTCGGCCACGAAGGCGCGCACCGGCTTCACCGCCCGCGCGGCCCGGATCGCGTCGGCCAGATCGAAGAGGCCCGCCACCTCGCCGCCGTAACTATCGATCTCGAGCGCGATGCCGCGCACGGACGGATCGGCTACGGCCGCGGTGATCTGCGCCATCAGCCCCTCGTAGGAGGTCGTTCCCGAGGACTGGCCGATCCAGCCGCCACGGTGAACGAGCGTGCCGGTGACCTCGATCACCGCGACGCCGCCCTCCACACGGTAGAGCGGCCGGCCCGCCTCCCGCCGGGCGTCGCCCGCATCGTCGAGGAGCACCGAGGCGCGCGGCGCGATCCGCCCGGCCTCGGCCACGCGGTCGGGCGCGAGCTCCTCGAGCCCGCGCAGCTCGAGCGCCCCGTTCACGAGCCGGGGGCCGAGGCCCGCGAGGAAGGCCGCGCCCTTCACGGGGTCGACCAGCAGCGGCGTGCCGAACACGCGGCCCGCGATCATCGGATAGTTCATGGCTCTGCCCTCCTGCCGACGTCGCGGTCCGCCGCGCGTCCCTCGTCGTCCTCGTCGTCCTCCTCGTCGGCGCGCGCCCCGTCCTGCGCCGCAGGCGCGGAAGGCCCCTGCGCGCTGCGGCGGAAGTCGAGCCCGAGCCGCCCCTCGCGCTTGCGGTCGGCGGCGATCTGGCGATCGACCTCCTCGGCGTCGTAGCCGCGCTCCCCGATCGCCTGCGACCGGCTCTTGAGACCCGCGCCGATCTCCTCGATCTCGGCGCGGATGTCCTTCAGCGGATCGACCCATTGCCACTTCGGCGGCAGCCACTCGCAGGCAAGATACTCCCGCCGCCGCCGCTCGTAGCCCGGCAGCCGCACCGCTCCCGTCAGCACCGCGAGATCGGTGAAGCGTGCCCAGACCGGGCGGCAGAGCTGATAGACCAGAACCGAATGCTGGAAGGCCTCCACCCGGCGGCGGAACTCCATGAGGGCGGTGCGCGCATTCGAGTAGTTGGCCTTCACCATGTCCTGCGAGAGGTGAGCGTAGGGGATCCCGAGGGCGGCCGAGACCTGCAGGAGCGTGCGGTACTGGAACGGCTCGTAGGTCGCGCCCGAGTCCGCGGGATCGGCCACCTTCATGTCCTCGCCCGGGTCGAGACGCACGATCTGCCCCGGCGCCACCTGATCGCCCAGCTCGCCCTCGAGCGGCGCCGCATCCGGATCGTTCGAGGTGATGAACATCGCATACATGGCCGCGACCTTCTTCCGGTCAAGCTCGGCATCGTCGTACTGATCGAGCAGGAAGAGCTTCACGATGGCGGGCGCGAAGCGCGAGACGCCGCGGAGCTGGCCGCTCTCGACCGGATCGACGATATGGAGCACATCCTCGGCCGGCACGCGCACCGTCTCGCCCGCAAGCCCCGGCTCGGTCGGGTCGCCCGGATGGCGGCGATGGAAGTGATAGGCCACCCGCCGGCCCACCGCATCGAACTCGATCCCCTGCCGGATCGCGCGCCCGCCGCCCAGCACCTCGGTCCTGCCGATCGGCAGCATCTCGGAGGGCAGGCACTGCAGCTGGAGCGGCACCGTGAGCCCGTCGCCGGGCCTCCGCGCGCGCAGGCGCACGAAGCATTCGCCGGTGAGGAAGAACTCGCGCGCGATGCGGCGCTGCAGGCCGTAGAAGTCGGTCAAACCCTCGGCATCCGCCTCGTCGGTCCAGTCCTGCCAGAGCCGCTGGAGGGCGGCCTTCCGCGCCGGCGCCGCGATGAGCGAGGAGGGCTTCACCCCGGTGCCGACCGTGTTCGCGGCCCAGCTGTCGAGCGCGCCCTGGGCATAGCCGTTGTTGCGCACGAGGTAGCGGGCGCGGGCGTTCATGTCGGGCCCGGCCGCGGCGAGAAGCGCGTTCACATGCGCCCGGGCGGGGCGGAAGCCGCGCAGGCGCCGGTTGGAGAGGCCCGCATCGAACCCGCCGACCCAGGCGCCGAGCCGGCGCAGGAAGGGGCCCGCCGTCACAGATCCTTCACCGCATAGGGCCGGATCACCCGGCGCGCCGTCTTCCGCGCCTTCGCGATGCGCCGTTCGAGATCGGCGATGGCCCGCGCGAGATCGGCATCGCTCTGATACTCCACCCGTTCGGACCCGACCGAGCCCGACCGCACGCCCCGGTGGCGGATGTCGAGCAGCCCCGTGAGCCGCCGCTCCATATCGTCAAGCGTCATGATCCCTCCATGTATCGCGAGCGCGAGGTCCGCGCGCGCCGGCGCGGGGCCGGTGCGGCCTCTGCCGCAGCTGCGGACACCGCCACGGCGAACGGGTTGGCGGGCCCCGCCTCGGCCCAGGCGGGCGGCGCCTGCCAGTCGATCCGGTTCAGCCCCTTGAACTCCGCCACGGCCAGCGCCTGCACCGAGAGATCGAGCGTCTCGTTGCGGGCGGCGCCCTGGCGCTTCTCGTAGCCTTTGGCGCCCCGGCGCTCGGCGAGGAGCTCGTCGAGATGCTCCGCCTCGAACCAGGAGGGCACATGCTGGGCGCCCTGACCGCCCTCGAACCGGCCGACGGCCGCGAGGACGCTCTCCTTCATCCGGTCGGTCGCCATGTTCAGCAGCTTGATGCCGCGCGCCCGCCTGCCCTTCGAGCCCCGCTCCGGCGCCTCGTGCCAGACCCGGTCGCGCTGCTGGAAGCCCCCGCGGCCGATCGAGAGCCACCAGAGCCCGCCCTGACCGTCGCGCCTGCGCGCGCGCCAGAACTTCTCGGCATTGTCCGACCAGCCGGCCGGGCCGTTGAAGTCGATCACCAGCGCGCAGGGCTTCAGGCTCCAGCTCGCCCCCTCCACCGGGTAGAGACGCTCGGGCAGATCGAGGAGCGCATCGGCATCCTCGACATAGCGGCCGGGGTCGAGCGCCCGGTAGCGGTCGTCGTCACCCTTCGCGCGCGGGGCATGGTCGGGGGGCTGCGCCACCGCGAACCGGTCGATCGGCATCCGCTCGCCCTGCACGCCCCAGGCCATGACCAGCACCTCGAAGCGGTTGCCCTGCACGTCGATCGAGACCGTGACGAAGCGCGTCCAGGCCGGAGCCACGCGCCGTTCCCGATCGCGCATGTGCTCGCGGATCTGCGCCGCCGTGAGCGCGCCCTCCTCTTCGGCCTCCGGGCGCCGGTAGGGCACGCCGATGTCGGTGTAATGCACCCGGGCGAAGTCGGTGTCGTCGCCGAGCGCCTCGAACCGCCGCCGCTCGGTCTCGTAGCGCTGGACCAGCTCGTCCCACGAGGCGAAGGCCGCGGCCGCCCCGTTCAGACTGTAGCTCGCGATGGGCGTGCGCCGGATGTCGGGATCGTCGATCCGGACCAGCGCCCGGCGCCCATTCGCCTCAATGTGGCGGCCCTCGTGCAGCCAGCCTCCGCGACCCTCGAGCGCGGCCCGGTTGAGGCCGACCTTGTGACGGTGGGCGATGAGCGTCCCGCAGTGCGGGCATTCCATCATCGCCTGCTCGCCGGCCGCGCCCGGATCGAGATCCGCATCGTAATGCAGCCGGTCGAAGCGCGGCTCGAAGAGATCGCCGCAGTCCGGGCATTCCCAGTACCAGCGCCCGCGCGTGCCCTCGTTATAGATCGGCACGAGCCCGGCCGTGGCCGGCGGCAGCATGTGCGGATCGCCCGCATGCGGCGCCCAGTCCGCGTTCGGGTCCACCGGGAAGGCGGGCGAGGATTCCGCAAGGACGCAGCCCCGGCTCATGAAGGTGCGGATCCGCTGCAGCGCCATGCCGAAGGGCGAGCCTTCCGGGCTGTCCTTCGGCCCGAGCTTCTGGGGCATGTGATCGTAGTCGGTGAGCATCACGAGGCGCTGCGACCGGCTCGAGAGCTGGTTCGGCACCGGATAGCCGATGGTGAGACGCATGCCCTTGAAGCGCTTGCGGCTGAAGGTGCTGTCGTCGCGCCCGGTGCCGAGCCGCTCGCGGAGCGCCGGGCTGTTCAGGATCGTGGGGTCGAGCTTCTCCTCCACCCAAGCGTCGGCATCGGTCTTGGTCATGTGGATGACCTGCACGGGGCCCGGCGCGCAGGTGACGGCATGGGCCGAGACCGACTGCATCATCTGGCTCTTGCCGCTCTGCGAGGGCCCCAGGAAGACCACCGCCTTGAAGCGGCGCGACTGGGTCATGTCCGCGGGCTCGACGGTATAGGGCGTCACCGCCCGGTCGAAGGGCACCCAGTTGCCCTGCACCGGCACGCGCATGTGCCGCTCGGCCGCCTCGGTCACCGTGACCCGGCTCGGCGGATCGAGGAGCGGCAGCGCGTCGGCCAGGATCTCCTCGGGGGCGGTGAAGGGCGGCAGGGGCGGAATGCGGGTGAGCCGCCCGATGCCGCGGTCGAGCATCTCGACCATCAGAGATCCAGCGCCTTCTGCGCGCCGAGCGCCACGACCTCGCCGGGCCGCAGGAGCGCGGCCTCGATCCGCGCCCGCGCATCGATCCGGGCCGCATCGCAGCGCTCCTGGAGCTTCGCCACCTGCTCGGCCGAGAGGCTGAAGTTCAGCTCGCAGAAGTCCGGCAGCGTGTCGAGCGCGTTGCCGAAGGAGACCATCAGCTCCTCGAGGAGCTCGCGCATCCGGCTCGCGCGTACCAGATCGCCCCGCTGCTCCGCCACCCGGTTGCGGTGATACTCGGCCTCGGACCATTTCTTCAGATCGTCCGCCGTGAGCTCCGCCTCCTCCTCGGCCTGATCCTCGTCGAGGTTGCGGAAGGCGAGTGCCGCCTGGGCTGCGATCCGGTCACATTGGGATTTCGCCGCGCGCGCACGGGCATCGCGCTCCATGCGCCACGCGTAGCAGTGCCGGAGGCGGAACTCGTAGGCCACGCCGTTCTGCCCGTTGGACATGACCGGCATCCCTTGCGAGATCCACTTCGTGATCGTGTTCTCGGCGACCGAGAAGGCGCGGGCGAGCTGCGCGCGGTTGAGCGTGCCATCCTCCACCCCCTCGGGAAGCGGCCAGGCCGCGAGGTCGAGCACGCTCCCATCGACGAGGGTGACGGTGGTCAGCAAGGGCTTTCTCCTCTAAAAACAACAACAAGAACCGCAACCTGCACCCCGGCGGGATCGGGCGGTTCGATCTGTGACGGGGTGCGAATTACCCGCGTGCGGACCCCTCGGGGGGAGGACCCGAAGGGGGGGTCAGCCTCCGAACCGCTTGCCGAACGCCCGACCGAGCGTCCGCCCGAGGTGCTGGGGCAGCTTCACCCGCGCCACATCCTCGGCGCCTTCGTAGAAGCCCAGCCGCTGCTGATAGACCGGCACCTTCGGCGAGAGCACGGCCACGATCCCCAGCTGCCCGCCGACCGTGCGCTTGTAGACCCCCGGCGTGAGGCCCGCCTTCGGCACGAAGTAGCTGGCCCGGCGCCGGTTGCGCTTCTTCGAGCCTGCCGTCGAGTTCGCCCGCGCATCGCCCTGCGCCTGCAGCGCCGAGAGCACCTGATTGCGCTCGCCGCGCGACCAGTTGCCGTAGGCATCGAGCCTGGCATTGTCGGCCGGGATCACCGAGCGGATGTCGCCCGCGAACGAGAGCCTGCGGTCGAGGAGCGTCTCGAACCCGGTGCGAGCGCGAGGCCCGCCCCGCTCCTGCACCTTCAGATAATGCCGGGCGCCCACGCTCGGGCGCTCCTGCACCGCCGCCTCGAGCGTCTGCGGCGTCGACCGCCAGACCATGAAGGCGTTCTTCGTGAAGGGCGTCGGCCGGTCGAAGACCTGCCCCATCCGCTCCTGCACATGGCCGAGCACATCCTGCGCCGTGTCGTTCAGCGCCCAGCTCACCGCCCGGCGCAGATCCGGGCCGCCGAGCTGCGCCAGCGCCTGGCCGATCCCGCCATCCTCCATGCGAAGAGACAGGTCCATCGGCGCCCCCGGAATGCAAAGCGCCCGGGGAGCATCTGCTCTCCGGGCGCCATTCGGTCCACCTGCAAAATGTCAATGCAGTGAGGTTCTGTCAACGGCCTTCTTCGCGCCATGGCGACATGGGCGGCATGTCTGCGGTCAGTTGGACCGTCGATAGAATATCGAGCGTGCGCAGCTCGTGGCCGAGATGGAGCAAAGCCCCCCACCATGTCAGCCACTCGCGCCGCGCGGCGGCAATCTGGGCGTGGCTCGGGGCATAGGTCACAGGACAGGCCTCGACGGGGCGGACAACCCGACGCCCGCGATGCACCGTCACGATCTCATCTACCACCTCGATCCGCGCGAACATCCCGTGCTTGGATCGGCGCCAGTCACGCGGCACGCAACGCGGGCGCGCGCCGGGCATCCAGTCGGGCCGCATGCCGGCCCGCGCGAGCGCGGCGATCTTCACCGCCATCCCGCGCCCGCCATGCTCGGGCGGCAGCGCCGCCACGGCCGAGGCGATCATCTCGGCATCGTCAGCCGGAAGGGAGTGCCCGCCGCCGTCGATCCGGCACCCGATGGCGCCCCGCTGCGCCACCAGCCAGGCCGACGAGATGGCCCGGCGATAGCTGTCCGGCGCAGCTTCTTCCGCGAAGTCGACGCTGGCGCACTCGGTCTGGAAGGCCCAGACGAGCGCGCGCTCGATCGACATCTCCCGCCGCGCCGGCGCCACCCTCCGTGCCTGCCGCATATCCACCGCGCGTCCGATCATGCCGCCGTTCCTTCCTCGTCCTTCCGTCCGCGGCCGGCATCGGCCAGCGCGCGGGCCGCATCCCGGTCCCGCAGATACTGCTCGAGCCAGCCCCGATCCTCCGGGCTCGCCGTCTCCCGGTCGATCCGGTCGCGGGTCAGCTCGCAGCGCCGCGCGTTCTCCGCCGCCTGCTCCCGGATCCCGCGCATGTCCATGGCCATGGGCGGGCGCGGATGCTTCAGGAGCCAGCGATAGAGCTCGACCAGATGCCCGCCCGCCTCCGCCTTCGGCCCCTCGATCGACGCGAGCCAGCTGGTCACGATCCGCCGCTCCGCCGCGGGCGGCTCCTGCAGCCCCCGCGCGAACTCCCGGATCACCAGCTCGGACGGCCAGATGCTATCCGGGGCGTTGTCGATCAGGGTCTCGGCCAGCGTCATGAGGTTGTCGTCGCTCATGTAGGCGAGGCGCTCGCAAATCCGCCCCATCGTCGCCTCGTGCACCGCCGCGGACACGCCGCGCTTGCGCGCCATCCCGGCTTGATCGAGCCGATCCACCACCAGCGCCTTCACCCGCGCCCGGTCTTCCGCCTTCGCTCCACTCATGGCCCCGTTCCCTTTCTCAGCACTGCCACGCCTGCCGCTTCGCCAACCGGTTCCGGGCGTTTCGGAACTCTGTTCTGTCTTGTCTCTGTCTTGTCTTATGCGCCGGACAGAATTCGGCCCGATGCGGCCGCTTCCGTCCGGTTCTGTCCGGTTCTGTCCGCATTCTGTCCCGTTCTGTCCCCATTCTGTCCGGCGGACAGAATTAACCGTTACGCCCCAATGCCTTGCACGCCGTCGGCCTGCGCCAGCGCATCCGCCTCGAGCGCGCGGCGCACCATGTCGCGGGTGCGGTTGCCGGGACAGAACTGGACGAGCCAGCTGTCGATGCGCTCGAGAAGCCCCGGATCGGCCGCCATCTTCCGCGTGCCGCCGGCATCGAGGATCTGGTCGGGGAGCCGCGCGAGGCGCTTCCGGCGCCGCCCGGTCTCGCCCTCGACGCGCCGCTTCTCGCGCAGGCTCAGGCTCTCCAGGATGATCTCGACCACGACGCTGTGCATGAGGCGCACCTCGCCGTCGCACTGGCAGGGCACCCATTTGTAGAGCGGCGACCAGTCCCGCGACCGATAGGACTGCCAGGCCTTCAGGTCGAGCATGAGGAGCGCCGCGAGCTGCACATCGTCATCGGGCAGCGTGCCGACCGGGGTCTGCTTCTGGCTCAGACAGAAGAGGTCGAACGCGAGGCCCCGCACGTCGGGCGGCGCCGAGAGCCGGAAGCGGCTGTTGAGCCACCGGTCATGGTGCCAGGCCATGAAGAAGTGCGTCGTGAGGCGCTGGTTCGGGTCCAGCGGATAGTCCGGCAGGTGCCCCGCCTCGATCAGCCGGGGCGCGGATCCTGCGGGAACGGAGCGCGGGTGCGCTGTCATGATGTCCCTCCCCGGCGCCGCTGCTCGCGCTGCAGCGCCGATCTGATGCTGGAGTGGTCGCGCCGCAGGACGTTGCCGATCCGGGTCAGCGAGAAGCCCTCGCGGCGCGCGATGAAACAGGCGAGGTCCCGGGCCTCAACGAGGCCCGGGAAGACGCGCGCGCCGGTGATCTCCTGCGGCTCCCAGCCCGTCGCCTCTGCGACCTCGGCGATGATTTCGGTGATCCGCGCGGGATGGCAGCGCGTGCGGATCGCGGCGGCGCGGGCGGCGTCCTCGGGCGTCATGCCGCCCTCGTCTCACTGCGGCAGCGCTTTTTGCCGTGATAGGGCCGGTCCACCATCTCGCGCAGATCCATCGCCGCCCGCGTCTCGGCGGCGGCCGCGGCGAGGCGCTGGCGGAGGCGGAACTCGGCCAGGGGCAGCGCGCTCCAGCGGCAGATCCGCCGGCGCCCGAGCTTCATCTGCCGGGCCGCTTTCGTGATGGTGTTGTGGGCTACGCCGAAGGCCTTCTCCATGTCGCTGAGGCTCACACCCGCGCGCCACATCTCGGCGAAGTCCTTGGGCGGCACCCAGCGCGCCCATTCGTTGGGCGCCACCGGTCGGGGCCCGAACCCGCGCAGCGCAGCCCGCTGCTGGACCGCCTGATAGCTGATGCCGAGTCGTCGCCCGATCTCGGAGATGCTGAGGCTCGGGTCCGCCCACAGCCGCCGCAGCTCGGCCTCGCTCGTGATCCTGCCGCGGTGGGTCATCGCTCCGGCCCCTCCGCATAGACGAAGACCGAGGTCTGGCGCGCGAGCGCGGCGCGCACCTCGTGCCAGATGCCGAGAGAGCGCGACCAGCCGCGGATGTCGGGCACCACCACGGCGGAGCATGCGTCGAGGATGGGGCGGCACCATTCGGCCCAGAGCGCCCCATCGAGCGGATCGAGCACGGGCCGTGGATAAAGCGTGGCATGCACCGCCACGCCCGAGAGCGCCACGGGCGAGATCGCCGTGACACCAACCTGCAGCAACCGCACGATCTCCCGACCGGCATCGCCCATGGCCGCAGCCGACATGTCTGCCGACCATCGGCCGTCCGGGCCCACGGCTCGCAAGCTGTAGGGCGTGGCGAGATAGACCGGCCGGCCGAGCTTCGCGCGGCGCGCCACCAGCGCCGGACCGGCGCCGAAATGCAGGAGCCCCGCATCGCGGGCGGGATGAGCGCGGAGGGCGGTCCAATCGGGGACGCGGGGCAGCGGCAAGGAGTGCAGGGGCGCGGTCATTGACGCACCGCTCCCGCAGGTCCCTGCCGCGCCGCAGAGGAGGGTCGCGCCGAAAGGAAAAGGCCGGGGGCAGAAGGAGCGAGCGCCCCCGGCTGAGTGGCCGCGACCAAGGCAGGCGCGGGCGCGGCGGCGAAACTCATGAGAGGACGGCCCATGTCGCGAGGACGTAGACGAGCGCATAGACAAGCGCGGCCACGATCAGCCACCAGCCGGACGGCAGACGGAGCTCCCGGGGCTCCGGGCTCTTGTGATGCGCCTCGTAGTGCTCGATCAGGGAAGAATATTTCATGGCTTTTCCTTGCAGACGCCGATGCTTATCCGTCAGGCCCTTGGATGAGGCGCGGCTGGCCCGCACCTCGTAGAAGCGCCTGGTGATGTGCCAGCAGACCCGGATCATGGCTGGCGGCTCTCCATCCGGGAGAAGACCACCTCCGCGCCCGCGATCATCATCACGGCGGTGACGTAACGGAGGGACGCATCGTGGTCCTCGCGCAGCCAGTTGCGCACCTGCCGGGTGCTGACACCCAGCACGGGGGCTGCGCGCTCGGCCAGTTCAGCCTCGGAGTTGGCCGGAAAGGCCCGGCGCAGCAGGTTGGAGAACCATTTTCGGCTCGTTCTGGCGTGCTCGTCAGAATTGGCAGGATTTTTCCGCATGTTCGCTCCATCTTGTGCCTTGGCGAGAGGCTTTGATGACGAAGCGATTTCATGACGGGCGAAGGGAGCGGCGTAGGTCATCACGCTGCCCCCTTCGTTTTCGCGCATTGGCGAGCCTGCGCCAGATCGAGAAGAGTGAGTTCCGCACCGCGCCGACCAGCCGCCGCGATGAGATCAAGATCATACGAAGCGGGGATGCTGCCCCGCTGCTTCCACGCAGCCACGGTCGGATAAGGCTTGCTCAGGTCAGCAGCCAGATCGGCGAGGCTCGGCCAGATGCGAAAGATGTTCTCCATGGAGGCGGACTATGCGTTACGCACAATGCGCCGTCAATGCCAAATGCATGATCTTGGCGGCTATGCGAGTCGCATGAGAACCTCAAATGAACGATTGAAGCTCGCCAGGGAGCGGGCCGGCTACGCCACCGCTTCAGATGCAGCACGCGCCTTTGGCTGGACGGAATCCACCTACCTTGGACACGAGAACGGCACGCGCGGCTTGAAACCGAAGGTCGCGGAGCGCTATGCCCGAGCTTTGAGGGTGACGCCGGAGTGGTTGCTCTTCGACGACGGCCAGGATCCCGAAGCAGCCGAAGCCCAGGTGCCGTCGAAGGCTCCGCCGTCTCAGGTTGATGTCTACAATGTGATGGCCAGCGCTGGATTCGGCGCGGTGGCCGAGAATGAAATGGTAGTTGAGCGGCTGTCTTTTCCCCCGGGATACCTCGGAACGATAACCCGGACCCACCCTCGCCACCTGCGGATAATTGGCGTCAAGGGTGAGAGCATGGAGCCAACCCTGAAGGACGACGACGTCGTGATGCTGGACACCACTAAAACCAGCTTGGATTTCGACGGCCTTTTTGTTCTGCGATTTGGCGACGCTCTGCACGTCAAGCGAATTGGCAGGGCCTCGAAGGGGATGATACTCGTGATCTCGGACAATGATGCGTATCGAGACGTCGAGCTCCCCCGCGAGGAGGTGGAGGTCATAGGCAAGGTCGTCTGGCTGGGAAAGAGGGCTTAGCCCAAGTCAGCCCCTTCGTAGCATCGCCGACCAGCTTCGCCGAACCTGTCCATCAGCAAGCGCCCGCCGCTCTCCTCCGGCGGGCGCCCCCGTTTTGGCGGCGCGATTCTTGTGGCTCGCGTCCGCATTGCGCGCTATGCGTTTGTCTATGCGTTATGCGTTGACATGACGCTGTGCGTTGTGCATAGCGTATCCCATCGACCTTCCAGATGGGAGACCACCCGTGACCGCCTGCACCCTCCGCTATCCCATCGCCGAGCCCGTCCAGCGGTTCGCGATCCTCGACCTGACCGAGCCGCAGCTTCACATGCTGGTGGCCGCGGCAGGTCACGGCCTCAACGATCTCGCGCTCGATGGTGACAGCGACTATGAGACCGCCGCCGAGCTGACCTCGATCCTCCAGCAGGCGCGGGGGGCGCTCGGGCAATGAAACAGGATCTCCCCCTCTCGCCCCGCGCCCTCAACATGGCCCGCCATCGCGCCGAGCACGCGCCCACGCCCGAGATCCGCGAGGCCGCCAGCCGCCTTCTGACGGATCACGAGCTGGCCATCGCCATGGGCCGCCCGCTGCACCGTGCGGTGCCGCGGCCGACCTTCCGGACGAGCAGACCGAGCCCGCTCGGGCCGAACCTGACCGGCCTGCTCCTGGGGGCGCTGGCGCTCCTGGGCTTCCTCTTCGTCGCCACCGTGCTCTGGGCCCACGTCACCGATGTGGCCGCGACCATGCGCGCGCAGGCCGCCGCCATGCGGGGCATGTGAGCATGGAACTCGGTTTCTATCGCACCGAGGGCGGCACCGGCTGGGCGGCCTACGAGAAGAAGACGGGCCGCGCCTGGCGCGTGCTCGCCTCCGAGGTCCCCGAGATCCTGCGCACCTCATGACGCGGCTGCAGCTCGGCCGCCCCGCGCCCGGGGCGGCTCCAGGTGCAGCCGAGAGGAGCAGATGAACGCCTTACCGAACCCGCAACCCGCGCCGCCGCCCGAAAGGAAACCCATGAGCGAACTGCGCAC